ATCACAAGATATGCAGGATCTCGTATTCGTATTGATGGTGGTGAGCTAAGGATAATTAACGACGATGAAATACTGGCTGTTGTTGATGATCCTCGAGATATTTTGCCAGCTAACATAATGTAACGTGGAGGAGACCATGCAACCAACAGTGCAATCAGAGCAAGACAAGATGGTTCCGATAGATACCTCGGGTGATCCTGTCGAAATAGAAGTTAAAGAAGATGATAAAAAAGAAAACGACGTTCAGGTCGAACAAGAAGATCAACCTGAAGTATCGGTACAGGAAGAGAAAAAAGACGAAGAATTAGAAGAGTACTCTCAATCTGTAAAAAGACGTATTGATAAACTTACACGTAAAATGCGTGAAGCCGAAAGACGTGAACAAGCAGCTATTGAATATGCTAAAAAAATACAAGAGGAGAATAAAAACTTACAAACCACAACCATCAACACTTCACGTGAAAGAGTTTCATCAGATGAGGCTAGTATAAGTTCTACTGAAACATTATTAAAGTCAGCTTTAAAACAAGCGATGGAAGCTGGGGATGTTGAAAAACAAGTAGAAGCTCAAGAGAAAATGAGTCAACTAGCTATAGAAAAAGAAAGATTACGATTAAGAAAAAATAAATTAGCGCAACAAGAGCAAAGAACAGAGGATACCACTGTTGATCAAGCGATTGACACACAACCACCTCAACAACAAAGACAACCAGATCCTAAAGCTCAAGAATGGGCTTTAGAGAATAAATGGTTTGGAACTGACAAAGCTATGACGTATACTGCGATGTCTTTTCACGACGAATTAGTTGCAGAAGGATTTGACGCAACGTCAGATGAGTATTATAATGAAATTGATCGTAGAATAGTGTGCCACTTGAAGAGTACGCAAAACACGTGAAGGAAGGAGCGTAATATGAACGATAAGTTAAATAAAACCTCACGCAAGCTCGAAACCCGAGATAAACAAGCTCGACCTAGAGGATGGGTACCTCCGTCTAACTTGGATGCACCAGAACCACCTGAAGGTTTTCACCATAGGTGGGTTAGAAGTGAGTTTCGTGGTCAATCAGACGAAAAAAACGTCATGGGTAGATTACGAAGCGGATATGAATTAGTTATGGCTAGTGAATATCCAGATAGACTTGACTTACCACATGTAAGTGAGGGTAAGTATAAAGGTGTAATTGGAGTTGGAGGTTTGATACTGATGCGATGTCCTGAAGAAGTCAAGGAAGATAGGGATGCCTATTTTGCTGGCAAAGCTCAAGACCAAACTAAATCAGTGGAAAACGATTTACATAAGGAAGAGCACCCAAGCATGCCAATCCATCAGGAAAGGCAGAGCAGAGTAACATTTGGGGGCAAAAAGTCTAATGGTTAGATTCAATGTCTCTAAATTTAGATAGGAGACTAATATGGCAAATATTGATGCGCCATTCGGTTTACGTCCAATTGCAAAACTAGGTTCGGCACCTGGTGGTACAACTGGCACTACTAAATATAAAATCTCTTCTGGGGCAAGCGCACTTTTTACAGGGGATCCAGTCAAGTTAAAAGCTGACGGTTCCATCGAAGTTAAAGGTGGCGCAGGTGCAATAACAGGGGCAATTAGTGGTGTGTTTATGGGTTGTTTCTACACAGATCCGACTACAAGCAAACCGACATTCCGAAACAATTATCCTGACGGGCTAGCAGCAACCGATGCTATAGCTTTTATATCAGATGATCCAGATCAACTGTATATTGCTCAACAGGATTCAGTCGGCAGCAACATTGTTGCAGCAGACTTACACACAAACGCTAACATGGTCATGGCAGCGGGCAGTACCACTTCGGGTATGTCTAATGCTGAGATCGATTCAAGCACAGCAGCAACTGGAAATGCTACTCATATGTTAAAGTTAATGGACTTTTACGATACACCAAGTAATGACGCTACGGCGAATAACTCGGTTTTAGTTGTAAAGATCAATAACCACGAATTGGGTGCACATACAGGAACTGCAGGCGTATAAGGAGGACTAGACTATGGCTATAAATAGAGCACAACTGGCCAAAGAACTGGAACCTGGCTTAAACGCCCTGTTCGGTATGGAATATTCTCGTTATGAGAATGAGCATGCTGAGATCTTTGACCAAGAATCAAGCGATAGAGCATTTGAAGAAGAAGTTATGCTTATGGGCTTCGGCGAAGCTGGTGTAAAACAAGAAGGTGCTGCTGTACAATTTGATACAGCTACTGAAAGTTTTACGGCTAGATATACTCACGAAACTGTTGCACTTGCATTCAGTTTGACTGAGGAGGCTGTCGAAGACAATTTGTATGACACTTTATCTGCTCGTTATACTAGATCGTTAGCAAGATCCATGGCTTACACAAAACAAGTCAAGGCAACTAACGTACTTAACAATGCATTTACTACAGCTGGTGGTGATGGTGTTTCTTTAGTAAACACAGCACACCCAACAGCACTTGGTGGAAACTTTTCCAACAAAAGTGCAACAAATGCAGACTTAAACGAAACCTCATTAGAGCAAGCAATGATTGATATTGCAGGCTTTATCGATGAAAGAGGGCTTAAAATTGCAATGCAGGGAAGAAAATTAATCATTCCTGTAAATACACAATTTGTAGCTGATAGAGTTTTAAACTCTACTCTAAGAGTCGGTACTGCTGACAATGACATCAATGCGATGAGAAACATGGGTATGTTACCTGATGGATACGTGGTAAACCACTATCTATTAGATACTGATGCTTTCTTCATCAAAACAGATGCTCCTAATGGATTCAAACACTTTGTGAGAGCACCACTTACTACTGGTATGGAAGGTGACTTTGACACTGGAAACATGAGATATAAAGCACGTGAAAGATACAGCTTTGGTTTCTCAGATCCAAGATGTGTATATGGATCAGAAGGTTCATAAAATTTACTAAATCTTTCTTAGGAAAAAGGGCGCTTGTAAGAGCGCCTTTTTTATTTTATAGTATTCTTACCCAAGACTTAAAACGACAACTAAAAGGAGGTTGACATGGGAACAACTACATTTTCTGGCCCAATTAAAGCTGGAACAGTAAGAGAGGGTGCAAGTGCAAACGCAGGTTTCACCCTTATGGCACAATCAGCAGTAATTGATATTATTGGTGCTACAAACACAACAACAATTGGTATCGTACCAGCAAATTCACAAATCGTAGATGCTATACTTAACGTAACAACTGTATCAAACGATGGTGGCACTGGTGTCGTACAAATCGGAACAACAGCAGATCCAAATGCATTTATGTCTGACACAAATGTTAAAGCACTAGGTGTAACTCACACTGGTGGAACAACTGCTGCTGCTAATGATGTTGGCACAAGTGATGTAACCTTAACTGCTACTTACACAGCAGGTAATGGTGATGGCACAACAGGTGTTGCTACAGTAACTATTCTTTACATACAGAATAACAACTTAGCATAAGGAGTTTAAATGTACGCTATTAAAAACAAAGAGTTAACAGCTAGCGGACAAGTAACTACAAAAGTTGCTGCGGGCACTAATACACTTAGTGCTCCAGCTAGAGTGCTGCAACTTAGTATTAGATGTGGAAGCACTTTAGGAAGAGTGGACCTTAGAGACGACGGCCCTAGTGGCACTGTCAGATATACAGTTCCTACTCCTGCAATTGGTGCTGGTGAGGATGAAGTAATGACAATAAGTTTTCCTGATTTCGGTATTAGATTTCAAACGGACTTATATGTTTTCTTTAACCAAGCTACACATGTTGAAGTACTTTATGCTTAGTCATGGCTAAGAAAAGGGACAAGCAACCGCCCAAAACAAAAAAATACTTCCGCTCCACAAAATCTGGAGCGGGAATGACAAAAGCTGGGGTAGCAAAATATCGTCGTGATAATCCTGGTTCAAAGTTAAAAACAGCAGTCACTGGTAAAGTTAAACCAGGTTCAAAAGCTGCAAAGCGACGCAAATCTTTCTGTGCAAGAAGCGCAGGACAAATGAAAAAATTTCCTAAAGCTGCTGCAGATCCTAATTCGAGGTTAAGGCAAGCAAGGAAAAGATGGAAATGTTAAATGGCTGAAAAAGTAGGACCGATTTTTAATAGAATTTTAATTAAAAAATTAGATCAAGCATTAGAAAATGGATCTATAAATAAAAAAGATTATAATGATTTGAAAAAAAAATATTTTGGAAAGCCAAAATTAATTCAAATGGATTTATTTGATCCAGACAAAAAGAAACAAGGAGGGCTTATGGAAGCTACAAAAAGATTAAAGGCTAAAGGACTTAAAAAAGGTGGTTTTCCTGATTTAAGTGGTGATGGAAAAGTTACAATGAAAGATATATTAATGGGCCGTGGAGTAGTAAAAAAGCCAAAGAAAAAAGCCATGGGTGGATCTATGACTCTTGAAGGCGGAAAACTAAAAGGTGTAAAAGATGCACCTGAAGAGAGACGCAAAGAAAAAATTCAAAAAATGAAAGGTTTTCTTAAAAGAAGATCCTTGTTAAATCCTATGGGTGGAGCAAGAGGTCTTGGAAAAGTTGCAGGTAGAGCTGCAAAAAGAGGATATGGTATAGCGAAAAAGTGATTAGAATATTATTAATAATATTAATCTTATCTGTATCAATTAAGGCTTTTGCAGAAACAAATACTGTAAGCAGCACTGTTGTAACTAACAATACACCACCTACTGCAAATTCACCAAGTGTTGTTGTAAACAATTCTGATGTTTGTAAGACAGCGGTAGCGGGGGCAGTACAGACTCAGATCCTAGGAATTTCGTCGGGAATTACGGTGACTGATGAAAACTGTGAAAGAATAAAATTAGCAAGATCTTTGTATGCTTCAGGGATGAAAGTAGCATCTGTGTCAATATTATGTCAAGATCCACGTGTTTGGGACAGCATGACTATGGCAGGCACCCCATGTCCATACATGGGTTCTATTGGTCAAGATGCAGAAACTGGTTGGAAAGATAATATGGATATGATTCCAGAGGGCAGTGTAATTTATGCAAAATGGAATGATGAGATTAATCAAATTAAAGTTAAGCAAGGAGTTGAAAGCGATGGGTCAAAACTGGCGAAATTTATTATTGCTGCTATGGTTATGCACTCTGGCATCGTGGCCTTCTTCCCTTAGAGCTGAGTGTCCAGTTACTGCTACAGGAGTTTGCACACCTGGAGTAGAAGAAACAATTGTAATAACAGAAACAGAATCAATAGAATATGAAGCTGATGGTCATACTGTAACCACAGAAACTACTACTACAACAACCACAGTAACAACTACAAATGAAGACTCAGGAGATATTCTTGATGGTAACAATAATTTTGTATCTTCTAGTAAAGAGGGAGATATGGATATTGATTGGGGTGGTCAAGGTCCTGCTAGTATGCCTTCAGGTAATTCTTGTTATGAATTAGGCTCAGATAAATGTGCACAAATTACTGGATCAGGTAATTCTACATCAACACAAGGTGTTTCAGGTATGGGCACAACATTTATTCAAACTGTAGATATATCTTCACTTGATGTAAAAAATGGAGGTAGAACAAACTACTCTATAAAAGTTGATAAAAGAGATGCACAAGATCGTATCTACATGCACATTACAGGAAAAAACGGCAATACAAGTGTTTTTTCAGGAACAGATATTCTATCAGAATCTGGTGTTACAAGTGGATATCAAGAATATACAGGAGGGTTTGATTTTGCAGGAACTATAACAAGATTAACAATTGAGGTAGGTGGACGTGATATCAACCTTGCAATTGGACCGCTTTTTGATGATGTGCGTATAAACGTATTATACAATGTAGTATCCACAATAGTTACACAGTCAATTACATCTGTAGAAATGTGGGTC